CCGACAACATCGACCGGCGGATCACCGGGTATGGCTGCGCCTGCCCCGACACGTCGGCTCCCACCACCCCGGCGGTGGTGCTCGACCCGTTCGGTGGGACAGGCACAACCGCGATGGCCGCCCGAGCACTCGGCCGTGCCGGCATCTCCCTCGACCTGTCGTGGGACTACTGCCGTCTCGCCCAGTGGCGCATCTGGGAGAGCGACGACCGGGTGAAGGTCGAGGCCCGGACGAACCGTGACCGTCAGCAGGTGTTGCTGTGAGGAGGAGAGATGAGCGTCCCGGTCCTCTCGCTCGGCTGGGCGGTCGTGTTGCTCGTCGTCGTCTGGGCGCTGCTCGCGGTCGCGACGAGAGGGCGGCAGTGAGCCCGCCGAGCCGCCACCGCTTCCGGCCCGCGCCCGGCCGACCGTTGGAATGCGCGATCTGCGGGCGGCGCCCCGAGGTGCACGTCGAGGAGACGGACCGGTGACGCCCACCTCGATCGTGTGCGGGTCGTGCGGTCATCTCGAGGACGTGCACGAGCTCGACCGGTGGGCCGAGTGGCGGGACCACGGTGGAGGCGACGCGTGATCCGCCTGCGCTGCATCGTCTGGGTCTGGGCGCCTGACGACGACGCCGCCGATCAGGTGCTGCGCGCGATCACGCGCATCGCCACCTCGACACCAGACGTCGAGATCGCCGTGCGCGAGGAATGGCGGGAGGCCGTGCCATGAGCACACAGCTCGAGCGTCGCGGCCCCGAGCCGCTCGACGTCAAGCGCGCCGAGCCCGCTCCACCGCGCGCCGCGCCGAAGTGAGAATCGTTCTCAGACTGCCGCGCCCCTCGGCCGCAGCCGGGCTCCCAAGGCTCGAGGTCGCGACTCGCACCGGCGGCTGGTGATACACCGGTGTCCACGGTCGTTACACCCCTGGTCACAGGCGTGGGTGTCGGCATCCGCCTGATCGCGTGCAGGCGCCCCCGTGCGATGGCGTGGGTGTCGGCATCCGCCTGATCGCGTGCAGGCGCCCCCGTGCAGGCGCCCCCGTGCGATGCGCAGGCGGGGCGCGAGCCCTCCGGGCCGGCCGGGGCGCCCCCCCCACCCCCGCGCGCGGCCGGGCCTGCGCGCATGGAGCCTCCCCCCGCGTACATGCCGGAGTGTCTGTAGTTGATCGTTTGGAGGTGGTGATGCCTGGTTCGCGTGATCGTGCGTTGGAGGATCGGGTGTTGGGCGTGCCGAAGGCCGGGGGGTCGGTGCGTGCTCGTCCGGATGGGCCGCGGGATGGGCGCGAGCGGGTGCGGGTGCGGCCGCGGGGGGTGTATCGGCGGTGAGGTGGGAGTCGGAGCCGGCGAAGGTCGTGGGTTGGTTGGTGGCGGTCGTGGTGTCGGTGTGTGCGGTGCTGGTCGAGGTGTTGAACGACGTGCTGCCCGTGTTGCCCGAGAGGTGGCGGGACGAGGTTCGGGTGGCGTCGGGCGTGGTGGTGGTCGTGTCGGTGGTGGCGTCGCGGGTGCAGGCGTTGGTGACGCGTGGGCGGGTGTTCGCGCCGGCGACGGTGGATGGTCTCGTGGAGGGGTTGCAGGTGGCGGCGGACGAGCGGGCGCGTGATGTTCGTGACGTGGCGGCGATGACGTCGCGGTTCGTGTCGACGAACCCGGTGAGGGATCCTCGTGGCTGATGCCTTGGATGTGGCGTCGTGGCAGGGGGAGATCGACGGGGCGGCGATCCGTGATGCGGAGACGGGCCGGGTCGGCCTGGTGGTCGTGAAGGTGTCCGAGGGGTTGTGGGCGTCGAACCCGTACCGGTCACAGCAGGTCGGCTCGACGTTGGAGGCGGGGATGCGGGTGGGGGCGTATCACTTCGCCCGCCCGGACGTGTCGGACGCGTCGGGGGTGGTCGAGGCGGATGTGTTCGTGCGGAACCTGGGGCGGGTGGCGGATGCGCCGCGTCCGGTGCTGGCGTTGGATCTGGAGCCGTTCCCTGGGATAGCGTGGCCGCTCGACGCGGGCCGGACGGTGCGGTACGCGGTGGCGTGGCTGGATCGGGTGCGCGAGCTGGTGCCGCACGCGGATGTGTGGTGGTACTCGTACCCGGCGTTCATCTCGTCGTTCCTGCCACGCGAGGAGAACCTCGATCGGTATGGCTGCTGGATCGCGGACCCGTCCGCGTGGGAGCGGCAGTTCACGCCGCGGACGGGTGGGCGCGAGTGGGTGTTGCACCAGATCGGTGTCGGCCCGCACGCAGGGGTGAACGGTAACGTGGATCTCAACGTGTTCGGGCCGGCGTACGTGGCAGGCCCGCGGGAGGAGCCGGAGATGAAGTCGCTGCTGGTGCATTACCCGAACGATCATCGGATCTTCGTGTACGACCCGGCGAACCACACCAAGACGCTGGTGCCGTCACTCGAGGTGCTCGACGGGTTGAAGCATCTCGCGCCGCGGACGGGACTGATCGTGGACGGGCCGGACAACGGGGCGTACGAGGCGAACGCGGCGTTCCTCGACTCGGCGATGACGCTGGAGCCGGCGGACGTGGTGCCGGGGGTGTTGACGCCGGAGCAGCGCGCGGCGGTCGCGCAGGTGCAGATGGACGCCGAGCAACTGGCCGAGTCGGCGGCGCGGCTCGCGGAGGCGTTGGGGTAGGCCGCGGTAGCCCGGATGTGCCCGCATCGGAGGTTCCCGTGATCGGCGCGCAGGTCCCCGACACGTATCTCGTCACGGCGATCACGCTCGGGTTCGGCGTCGTCGTCAGCATGGTCGCCTGGTCGTTGCGGCTGCTGTTGAAGATCTCGGAGACGGTGGCCCGTCACGACGAGCGGATCCGGGACCTCGAGGATGCCAGGCGGATCCCGCCGCATTGGTAGCGGCCCGGCGTGGTTGTGCGTCGCGCTGCTCGTCGGTGGCTACGACCTGTGGGCGTTGCGGACGCGGCGCGAGACGATGAGCGCCGGGTTCCACCGGGCGTTGCGTCACCCGTTGAGCCGCTGGCCGGTCGTCGTCTCGTGGGCGTACCTGACGGCGCACCTGTTCGTCGGGCCGGCGTGGACGTGGGACCCGATGCGGAGCGTGACGGCACGTGCTGACTCTCCCTGACGTCGGCTTCGACGATCTCGACCCGGAGATCGCGAAGGCCGTCCAGGAGATGATCGACGCCGCGGCGGACATCCCTCCGCAGGTGTACCCGGAGTTCGAGCGGCGGCTCGACGAGCTGCTGATGCGCGGCTCCCCGTCGCGGATGGCGATGCGCGTGTCGTCGGGCATGTGGAAGCCGTACCGGCATCTGGTGTTCCTGAACATGCAGCTCGTGAGGCTCGCACGGCGCGAGATCACCCGTCTGCTGGTGACGATGCCGCCGCAGCACGGCAAGAGCTGGACGTGCTCCAAGTACTTCCCGGCCTGGTACCTCAAGCGGTTCCCCGACCATCGGATCATCCTCGCGTCCTACGAGGCCGACTTCGCCGCGACGTGGGGTGGCGAGGTCCGCGATGTCATCGAAGCCGAGCCGGAGGTGTTCGGCTTCACCGTCGACCGCCGATCGAAAGCACGCAACCGCTGGTCGCTGCGCGGCCATCTCGGCGGGATGCACACGGCCGGGATCGGCGGGCCGATCACCGGGAAGGGCGCGCACCTGTTCATCATCGACGACCCGGTGAAGAACGACGTCGAGGCGCAGTCCGAGGCGATCCAGGAACGCAACTGGAACTGGTACCGGACCGTCGCGCACACCCGTCTACGGCGCGACGAGGACGGCACGATGCCGGCGGTGATCCTGCTCATCCAGACCCGCTGGCACGAGGCGGACCTGGCCGGGAAGATCCTCGACGAGCACGGCGAACGGTGGGAGGTCGTGAACCTGCCGGCGCTCGCCGAGGAAGGCGACCCGCTCGGTCGGCGACCCGGTGAGCCGCTCTGCCCCGAGCTGCACCCGCTCGAGGATCTCGAGGAGGCACGCGCGGTCTCGGCGAGCGCCTGGTCGGCGTTGTACCAGCAGCGGCCCACCGCAGAAGGTGGAGGCCGGTTCCGGCGCCAGAACTTCCGCTACTGGTCGACGGCGCGTGCCGACCAGGACTACTACCGCCTGCACGGGCCGCTCGGTGACGAGCTCGTCCCGAAGGCCGGTGCACTCCGGTTCACGACGATCGACCTGGCCGGCACGACGAAACGCAAGTCCGACTGGTCGGTGTTCGCGGTGTGGGACCTGATCCCCGCGCGGATCGACAACGAGGGCCGGGATCGGCCGTCGTTGTTGCTGCTCGTTGACCGTGTGCGCGAGCGGGTCGAGTCGGTCGACCATCTGCACCTGCTGGAGCAGGTCGACGCGATGTACGACCCGGCGTGGCATGGCATCGAGGAGGAGAAGTTCGGGCTGACGCTGGTGCAGTCGGCGATCCGCTCCGGGTTCCCGATCATCCCGCTGCCCACCGACCGCGACAAGTGGGTGCGGTCCGAGATCGCCGCTACGATGATCGCGAACGGGAGGATCTTCTTCCCTCGCGCGGCTCCGTGGCTCTCCGAGTGGGAGCACGAGCTGCTGCTGTTCCCGAACGCGGCGCACGACGATCAGGTCGACGTGCTCTCGCACGCGGCGATCGTCGCCGATCAGCGTCGTTCGCGACCGAAGCGCACCGAGCCGCGTTCGGTGCGTGAGCGCCTCCGCCGCGCGCGTGCCCGCCGTCCCGTCCATCCCGTCCTCGGACGTCTGTGAGGTATGCCCTATGGCTCGCTACGCCGCAACCGCGCACATCCGCAGGACCGTGAGGCTCGACGGCCACAGGGTCGCCTTCGCGGTCCACGTCCACGAGAACGGCGCGGAGTCGGAGCTGCGCGTCCGCGGCGCGGGGATCGGCAGGCACATGCTGCGCGCGCGCCTCGACCGCGGCGGCGCCACGTTCGACCAGGAGATCGGCGCGGAGTGGGTCGGTGACGAGCTCGAGCTCCCGCTGCCGTTCATCCCACACAAGGCGATCGTCACGTTCGACGGGCATGACGAGATCCGGTTCTGAGCAAGGAGCAGGCCAATGGCACTCACGTTGACGAAGCAGTCCCGCAGTCGCGCCGGTCACCGGCAGGAGGTCGTGTTCGACTTCGTGTTCGACTCGTCGTACGCGACGGGTGGTGAGTCGCTCACCCCGGAGGACCTCGGGTTGAAGCAGATCGAGACGCTGGACGTGGTGGAGTCCCCGGACGGCTACTCGTTCACCTACGACCGGGCGAGCAAGAAGCTCCTCGCGTTCCGGTACGACTACCCGAACGCGAGCGCAGGCCCGGCGATCGAGGTGCCGAACGGCACGAACCTCTCGGCGGTCAACGGCCGGCTCGTCGCACGAGGGTTCTGAGCCGCATGGGCGCGGGGAAGTTCACGTACAAGGAAGTCACGATCGCGGACGGCGCGTCGCTGTCGGACGAGGCGAGCCTGATCGGCCATCAGCTCGTCGCGATCTACGTGCCGGCGGGGATCGAGGGGACGGCGCTGACGTTCCAGGCCCGTCCGGGTGTGGCGCGTGACCCGAAGGCGCACGCGAACGAGGCGCTCGCCAACGTGTACGACGACGCGGGGACGGAGGTGTCGGTGACGGTCGCCGCGTCGGCACGGTACGTGGCGCTCACCGGGGCGAAGCTCGACGCGTTGACGGGCTGCGGGGCGGTCAAGGTGCGGTCCGGGACGGCAGCGGCGCCGCAGAACCAGACCGGCGCGATCACCCTCACGCTCGTCCTGCTGCCGATCACGTAGAGATGACGGTGCGGATGCGCCCCGGCGGGCTGCGACGAAGCCGCGTCATCGGAGGGGGCGGTTTCTCCCCGCTCGACGTGCCTGGCCTCGTCGCCTGGTACGACGCCGCCGACACCTCCACGATCACGCATTCGGGCGGGGCGGTGTCGGAGTGGCGGGACAAGAGCGGCAACGGTTACCACCTGACGCAGGCGACGGGCAGCCAACAGCCGACGACGGGGACCGCCACGATCAACGGCCGCAACGTCATGCGGTTCGTGTCGAACGACTTCATGCAGATGGCGTCGAACGCAACCTGGATGACGTCCTACACCGTCGCCGTGATCGTCCAGGTCGACGCCGCAGCCGAGAACTGGTGGGCGGGGATCGATACCTGCTCGCTGCACCTCGGTCACCAGAACTCCACCAACGTCTACGTCGGCCACTACGGCAACGACCAGGGCTACACCCACACGGTGACCACCACGCCCAAGATCCACATAGCGTCCTACACGAAGCCAGGCTCCCGTTGGGTGACCAACGGGAGCCTGATCGGTTCCAGTGGCACGGCCCCGTCGGCGGACCCGAACACCGGCGGCAAGTTCCAGGTCGGCCGTGGACACTCCTGCGGCGGCGGTTTCCTCACGGGCAACCTCGGCGAAGTCGTGGTGTGCTCGCCGAACATCGGAACCAGCGACGAGGCGGCGCTGACCGCCTACCTCAACTCGAAGTGGGCGGTGTTCTGATGGGTGCGGTCCGTTTCCCCAACGCCGCCGCGTTCACCACCTGGCACGACGCAGCGTGCGCGGCGCGGGGCATCCCTCGCCCTGGCCGCAACGCCGCGACGGGCGCGGTCGAGGTCGATGCGTGCTGGACGACCGCCTGGGTCGAACCGCGTCTCGTCAACGGGCAGATCGTGGTCGAGTTGCCCGACGCGGACATCGCCGCGGACCCGACGCTGAACGCGCTGCCGAGGGTCACCTATGACCCCGAGACCGCGAGGATCGGCGCGGTGCCGTTAGAGTTCCGCAAGCCGAAACCCGCGACCGTGACGATCGACGGGATCACGTACTCGACAGGAGCCTGAATGGAACTTCGCGTGCTGCCGACCATCCCACCCACCGCGCGCAACAAGAGCTGCACGTTCTGTAACCACGGGCGTCGTGAGCGCGACGGGGGGCTCGAGCGGGTGCTCGACACGGGCATCCACATCGAGTGGGAAGGCTTCATCGTGGTCTGCGAGACGTGCGTGACCCACATGGGCCGGATGATCGGGCTTCTTACGCCAGCCGACGTCGAGGCGCTCGCGCAGGAGTGCAAGACGCTGCTGGAGCAGAACGTCGCGCACGAGCAGCGGATCAGCGAGCTCGAGCGGGTCGTCGACGCGCAGCGCGTCCTTCTCGCGGCCGAGGGCCGCCCGATCGACGAGCCGGATGCGGCCCCAGCAGGAGTGCCGGCGTGACCGTCGCGCTCGTCGTCGTCATCGCGGCGCTCATCGTGGAGCGTGTTTGGTCGCAGCACGTCCACGCGCGCGAGCGTCGGCATCTGACGAACGCGGTGATCGCGAAGCACGGCTCGGAGCTCCTCGCGCTCGATCATGAGCCCCGCAGGCCCGACGAGGAGCGCATCCGCGAGCGTGAACGGGCGTACCGGCTCGACAACCCGGTCGGCTACTGATGCCCTACATCGAGCCCTCGAAGGTCAAGGAGTGCTGGGACAAGGGCGCGAAGGCGACGCGCCGCCAGGCCGCCGACTTCTGGATGAACTCGCTGTTCTGCGCGGACGAGCAGTGGGTCGCGCAGAACAGCGTGACCGGCGGGATCGACGAGATCCCGCGGCTCGACCCGGAGCGCGTGCGGGTGACGATGAACCTGCTGCGTCCCCGGTCGCGGGGGATCATCGGCCGACTCTGCGCGCGCCCGCTGTTCTTCCAGGTGAAGCCCCGGAACGCGGACGACGAGGCGGTGATCGGCGCGCAGATCGCGACCGACGTGCTCCACTATTACTACGAGAAGCAGGATTGGGAGCTGCTGCGCGAGGATCAGGCGTGGGTGACCTGGCTCGGCGGGACGGCGGTGACCTGCATCGAGTGGGATCCGACCGCCGGGGAGCGGATCGTGGACCCCGAGACGCGCGTGCCGTTGTCCACGCGGGACGGCCGGCGGGCGCTCTACACGGGTGACCTGACCGTCCAGGTGCTCTCCATCGCGGAGGTGGCGCTCCAGCCGGGCACGCGCGACGCGGAGCGCGCGCTCTATTGGGTGAAGTGCGTGGCGTTGCCGCCGGAGGAAGTGAAGGAGATGTTCGGGCTCCCGGAGACCCCGAAGCCCGACGCGAGCTCGATGCTCTCCCCGGTCCAGTGGCGGTTGCTGGACTCGCGCGACAAGCAGAACGGGCCGCAGCAGCTCACGCTCGTCTACACGTATTACGAGCGGCCGTGCCGTGGCAGCGAAGGGCAGGCGGTCACGGTCGTCGGGGATGACCGGGTGGAGGAGTCACCGTGGCCGTTCCCGTTCACCGACCGGCTGAACATCGCGGTCACGCGGGAGACGAAGGTTCATGCCCGCTGGTTCGGTGACACGGTGCTGACGTCGGCGCGCGTCCCGCAGATGGCGTTCAACCAATCGTGGTCGTCGATCATCGAGCACATGAAGCGGTGCGGGAACGCCCGGACGTGGGTGAACCAGGCGACGGCCGACAGGGTGGAGGAGCTGACCGACGAGCCGGGCGAGTTCGCCGTGTTCGTCGGCCCGGAGAAGCCGGTGGTGGTGTCGCCGCCGCAGATGCCGTCCTGGTGGATTCATCAGCCCGACCGTGTGATGGCGCTGATCGACGAGCAGCTCGGCTCGGTGGAGGTGTCCCGTGGTGTCGCCCCGCGCAACGTGGAGTCGGGGATAGGTCTGTCGATCCTGAGTGAGAACGCGAACACGCCGATCAGCTCGCTCGCCAAGGAGCAGGCGATCGCATGGTCGAAGATCGCGCAGATGGCGCTCAAGATCCTCGAGGCGAAGGCGACCGAGCCGCGCACCGGCTACTTCGACGGGTTGCCCGAGTACGAGCTGCCCGCACGCGAGTTCACCTGGACCGGCAAGGATTTCGCCGGCCAGACGCACGCGAGGGTGCCGCTCGACTCGATCCTGCCGCGTTCGCCGGCGCAGGTGCAGGCATGGGCGCAAGCGCAGTTCGACCGTGGCGCGATCGACCTCCGCCAGTACGCGCGGCTGGTGCAGCTCCCCGAGCAGGAGCATCTCATCGCGATCGCGGACCCGGACGCGGCGAAGGCACAGGTCGAGAACTTCGGGATGTCGCAGGGCCGCATCGAGATCCCGGAGCCGTTCGACGACCACAAGACGCACATCGCGGCCCACAACGCGTTCCGCAAGTCGGACCGGTATAGGCGCCTCGACGACGAGATCAAGGAACTGATCGACGATCACGTGAACGCGCACGAGCAAATGGCCATCGACGAGGCGGCGAAGGCATCGGAGCGCCAGGCGATCGACCCGGCGCTCGGCATGGCCGCGACGGCGAACGAGGCGCCGATGTCGATGCCGGCCGAGCCGCCAAGCCGCGAGAGCGCCAACCTCTCCGCCCGACCACCAGCAGGGCAGATGCCCTTGCCACCATTGAGGAGGCACGATGCCTGACTCGCTCATCATTCGCGTCCTGATCGACGGCCGCCCCCATTGGCAGTGGGGGGACGGAACGCTGCTGCCGGTCGTGTCCGGCGGCGACGGCGACGAGCCGCCCATGAACGCGGCGGCGGCGTTCAGCGAGGCGCTCGAGCAGTCGGCCGGCGACGAGGGACCGTCCGCCCAACCGCCGGGCGACGAGCAGCCCACCGACGCGCCGCGGATGGTCCCGTGGGACGAGCACGTGAGGCTCCGTCGGGAGAACGCGACGTACCGGCAGCGGTGGCAGCCGTACGAGGAGGCTTTCGACGGGCTCGAGGACGACGTGCGCGGCGCGTTCTTGGAGCTTGCCCGCATGTACCGGGAGGATCCCGAGCAGGCCGCGGCGCGGCTGCTGGAGGCGTTCGGCCTCGCGCCGCCGACCGCCGGGGAGGACGGCCCGCCCCAATACCTCACCCGCGACGACTTCCGCGCCGAGATGGACGCGTTCTGGGCCGAGCAGCAACGCCGCCAGCGGGAGCAGGAGGTGGTCGAAGGGGCGCGCGAGACGCTGCGCAACACGGCGAAGGAGCTCGGCTTCGAGCCGGGCACACGCCAGTACCGGCAACTGCTCAGCCTCGCCGCGGACGAGTTCGCCACCGACGAGCTCGGGAACCCGCGTGAGCCCGCGGAGATGATCCGCCTCGCCGCGGACGAGATCCACAGAGGGCTGGCCGAGTTCGAGAAGAAGTCGATCGCGCGGTACCTGGAGGGCAAGTCGCAGCCGGGCGTCACCCCGGTCGGGGTGGGCGAGCCGGGCAGCCCGGAGAAGGTGCCGACGACGCTGGAGGAGGCGTCGCGGGCCTTCAAGGCCGCGATCGGCGCGTGACCTGCCGCCGTCCGATCCGCCGATCAGGTATGCTGATCGGCAAACGTGCAGGCGTGCGGGCCAGATGCCCATGAGCACGCCTTCGTAGAGGGGCCGATCCCCGAGATCCACGCCAGGCCGAGGCAGATCCTCGTGGCCTTCGCGCACCTGATGGGCGCGGGCGTCCTGGACCCGACCCAGTTCACCCCCCATTTCGCGGAGGAAAGCCAATGGCTCTCGACCTCACGAACGCGGCGGGTGCCCTCAAGCGTTGGTACTTGCCGGGTGTCCGCAGCCAGATCAACAACAAGTGCCTGCTGCTCGAGCAGGTGGAGTCCGGTGACGAGCACGTCGAAGGCGAGGAGTGGGTGCTCTCCCTGCACGTGCAGCGCAACGCGGGTGTGGGTGCCCGCGGCGAATCAGGGACCTCCCCCGCCGCCGGCAACCAGAAGTACGTCACGGCACGCGACACGGTGAAGGAAATCCGTGGGCGCATCGAGATCACGGGCCGGATCATCAAGGCGATGGCATCCAACCGTGGCTCGTTCGTCCGCGCGATCGACTCGGAGATGAAGGGCGTCACCAAGGATGCCTACCGGGACATGAACCGTCAGCTCGCCGGGACGGGCGATGGCGTGATCGCCACCTGCGGCGTCACGAGCGGGTCGACGACCGTGAACCTCGCGGCGACGACACCGAAGTCCGCGTTGCGGCAGCTCGAGGTCGGCAAGCGCATCGACATCGGAACGGTCGCGAACCCGGTGTCGGTGGCGTCGAACCGGGAGATCACGGCGGTCGACACGACGAACAAGACCATCACGATCTCCGGTGCGGCGGTCACCACGGCCGGCACCAACTTCGTGTTCAACCAGGGCGCCGGCGGCAACAACCCGCAGCTGGAGACGCACGGCCTCCAGGAGATCGTGAAGGACACGGGCACGCTGTTCAACGTGAACCCGTCGACCTACGCGGTCTGGAAGTCGTACGTGAAGGACGCGGCGAGCGGGCCGATCAGCGACCCGCTGCTCGAGGAGGTCATGGACGAGATCGACCTCCGCGCCGGCGAGGAGATCGACCTGTGGCTCGTCTCGTACGGCGTCTACCGCGAGTACGGGAACTACCTGTCGACGCTCAAGCGGGCACCGAACACGGTGGATCTCAAGGGTGGTCACAAGGCGCTCTCGATCCTGTCGGGGTCGCGTGAGGCCGGGCTGACCCGTGAGCGGGACATTCCCGACGGCATGGCGTTCGCGCTCAACACGAAGCATCTGTTCGCTCCCACGATGAGCGATTGGGACTTCATGGACGAGGACGGCGCGGTGTTCTCGCGGGTTGCCGACAAGCACTCGTACGAGGCCACGCTCTACAAGTTCATGGACTTCGCGACGGATCAGCGCAACGCGCACGGGTTGATCAAGAACATCGCCGAGTAGCCCAATCGCTTCGTGACGAGGCCGGGGGAGCACGAGGACGGCCCCCCCGGCTCGTCGCGCCACTCAGGAGGGGAACGGAATGCCCAGGCTCGTGCTCCCAAACGAGGAGACGCTGCCCGTCGTCCACCATCCCGAGACGCTTCGCGGCGCGTTCCGTGACGGGCACAAGTTCTCCTACGTGCATCACGAGATCCAACGCTGCCTCCAGCGTGGGTACGGCGAGTGGCCCGGCGACCCGCGCTACGCGCTGTACGCGCACCCGGACCCGCCGCCAGCCGGCACGTGGTATCTCGTCCGCCTGGAGTACGACCGCGTGTACCGGACGGAGAACCGCTGGCCGGGCACCGAGTTCTCGTCGAACTTCGAGCTGCTCGCCGCGGTGATCCGCTGGGTGCAGGAGCACGACACGCGCCGCGGGTACGACCCGGTGGCCGAGATCGAGGCGCACGAGGCCGCGCTCGAGCGCGAGCGCGAGCGCGTGTTCTCCGACTTCACGCAGGACTTCGCGGACCACTACCTGTACCACGCGCTCAAGAAGGACGGGGCCGATGACTACTGCTGACGGCCCATGAACCTCGGCCAGATGAAGGATTCCGTGTACCGGCGCACCGGCTACACGAGTGACGACCCGCTCGTCACCCCGACGCTGGTGGTGGAGGCGCTCAACGAGGCTGCCGCGCTCATCTGGGCGGAAGCCGACTGGCCGTGGGCGTCGACGTCGACGACGTTCAACACGGCGGCGGGCACCGCGACGTACGCGGTGCCGTCCGACTGGAACCGCACGGAGCGGATCGTGGATCCCGACGGTTACCCGCTCGAACGTGCGGACGCCCGGCAGCTCGAGGACGAGTGGGGTGACGAGCGGGGTGTCCCGCGGTTCTTCGCCGTCGACAACGAGAAGATCGTGCTGCGCCCGATCCCCGATGCGGTGCGGACCTACACGCACGAGTACGTGCGCACCGAGAAGGTGCTGGCCGCGGACACCGAGGCGTTCATCCTGCCGGCTCAGTGGCATCTCGCGGTGGTGACGCTTGCCGAGGCGCGGGTCCACGAGGCGGGCCGCAACCCGGAACGCGCGGCGGAGGCGGCGACACGGTACGAGCGTGAGTGGCGAGCACGGATGGTCGACGAACGGCTGCGGTTCCGTGGCGGGTTACGGCCACGGATCCGCGACGGGAGCGTGTTCTGATGCTGCCGCGCCCACGGCTCGCCGGCCCGCCGTTGGCGCTCGACGATCCCCGGTTCGGGCTCGCCGTGGAAGTCGCGGCGATCGACGTCGAGCTCGAGGATCATCCTGCGCCGCCACGTGAGGCGCTTGATCGGGAGCATGTCGAGCGGTTGCGCCGCTCGGGCGCGACGCGCTTCGAGGTGGCCGAGTACGCGGCGACGCTGCTGAACCCGCGCCTGGTCGACCGCCTCCTCGACGACCTCGACTCGTACGGCTCGTGGAGGGGTGACTGATGCCGACGAGCATCATCTCCAACACGATCACGGACCCTTCGGGTAGCCCGCTCGAGGGGGTGCGGGTCGTCGCGCGGCTCGTCCCGGCGCCGGCGTTCCGCACCGCGGACGGTTCGGAGGTGTCGCCGATCGAGGAGACGACCACGAACGCGTCGGGGCAATGGTCGCTCACCCTGGAGGAGACCGCCGGGATCAGCCCCTCGAACTCGCACTACGAGATCATCGAGTACCTGCCGTCTGGTCCCCGGACGCACACGATCCAGGTCGGCGCGAGCGACCAATCGCTGTTCGCTGCGCTCGTGGTCCCGCCGCCGCCGGCGGACGGGAACACCTACCTGACCCAAGCGTCAGCGGACGCGCGGTACCAGCAGCTCGGCGCGATCGGCGGTACCAACCCGACGAGCATCGCCAACGGTGTCGCCGCGTCGGAAGGTGCGAGCGGCGCCGCGGCGCGCCGCGATCACCAGCACGCGCTTGCTTCCGGCCTGCGGATCCCGGCGGTCTGCACCTCGAGCACCCGCCCATCGTCGCCGACCGAAGGCGACCTCATCTACGAGACGGACACCAAGAAGATCCTGGTGCGCACGGCGACCGCATGGATCCCGATCGGCAACATCCAGATCGTTACCTCGACCACCCGTCCGTCAACGCCGTTCGAGGGGCTCACGATCTACGAGACGGACACCGACCGATTGGTCGTGTGGGACGGCTCCACGTGGGTGCGGATCGGCCACTACTCGGGGGCGGGACGAACCGGCGGCACGTGGACCCGGAACGCGAACCAGAGCTTCCCGAACGCGACACCGACGACGTTGACGTTCAACGCCGAGACGACCGACTCGGATGGGTTCCTCACGCCGACGTCGGGGACCATCACGATCCCGGCCGGGCAAGGTGGCCTCTACGCGTTCGATCTCAGGTACACGTGGTCGGCGAGTCCGGGCACGCAAGGTGTCGGTATCCGCAAGAACGCGGGGAACTTCATTCCCGTAGGACTCGCGACCCTCGGCAGCTACGGCGGAGCCTGCGGCACGATCCTCTGCGCTGCCGGTGACACGATCGAGTTTCAGCCGATCCAGAACTCCGGCGGTGCGCTGAACCTCAACCCGGCGACGCTGAACTTCTACAAGGTCGCGAACTGATGCCCGAGACAGTCGTGTTCGACTCGTTCCGCGGCGGCGAGTTCGGGCAGCGCGGCGCGTCGGGCGCGCACGCCGACTCGTTCACCGGCCGGAACGTCATGGTGTTCCAGGACGGGGCGATCGGCCCGCGGCCAGGGCTCAAGGAGATCAGCCCGAGCGGCATGGTGCAAGGCACGGTGTGGGGGTTCGTCGGCCTCGGCCGCAGCGCCACCCGCGGTGTGATCTTCGGCGTGGGCAACACGGTGTACGGCTTCACCTACGACCCGCTTGGCGCGGTCACGCCGCTCGGGACGCTCTCGGGCGGGACGCCGAGCGTGACCCCGGTGCAGCTCGTACAGCATGGCAACCTTGCGTACCTCGTCGTGAAGGGCGACAAGGGGTACAAGGTCGACCCGTCGATACCGTCGGTGACGGCGCTCACGCAGTTCCCCGGCGCGCGCGTGCTCGGCGTGTACGGCGAGCGGATGATCGCCGCGAACACGAATGCCAACCCGAACCGGGTCTACTACTCGGCTGCCGCGGATTTCGCAACGTGGCCGGCACTCAACTACTTCGATGTCGGCGCGGTGCAGGGCATCTCGCATGTGAGCGAGGCCAGGAATCGACTGGCGATCGCGAACGCGGGCAACGAGTGGTGGGCGTTGTCGGGGGTGCCGGGCGTCAATGACACGTTGCGGCGCGCGCCGCGCAGCGACCTGTCGCCGTTCGAGCACAACCATGTGAGCAGGCTCGGGGAGAGCCTCTGGTTCATGCCGTGCCTCGAGGACTTCCCGGCACAGTTCACTGGTGCGGTGACGGACAAGCTGCGGTACCGCTACTTGGCGTTCGCGGACGGGGCTGGTGTCACCGCGGCGAACGGTGGCGCGGCGGCGCTCGCCGCGTCGGAGACGCTCGTGTTCACGCAGGGCACCGCCGGCAAAATGCTGGTGCTGCACAACGACGTGTGGAGCGTCCACACGATCCCGGTCGGCATCGGGCCGCTCGTCGTGCCCGTGGGCGACCAGGGTGTCGGGGTGACGAACGCGGTGCTGCTGCTCTGCGACGGCGGAGGCGTCGGCGTCGCGGCGAAGTTCTACGTGTGGAAGCCCACGCTCGACCGACCCGGCAAGGTGGGGGACGCGGAGGCGCAGCCAGGCGACGCGTCGACGACGCCGCTCACCGCGAACCTGTACCTACCCGAGTGGTGGGCGCGGGACGGCCGCGAGGCGCTCGTCCGGTCGGTGACCGTCGACTTCGCCAAGTGGAACACCGGCTCGTCGGCCACCAACCACTTCGACCTCACCGTCCGCGCGTTGCATCGCACGGGCATCGCGAGCCACAAGGACTCCACGGTGCAGCGCTTCGACGAGGCGGCGAGCCTCACGACCACCGACCGGCAACCCGACCGGCAAGTCTTTCCGTTCGGGGATCAGGGGTCGGCGCACGGCTTCCAGCTCCGTTTCGATGCGCTGCGCGGCGTCGCGATCCGGCGGGTGAGCGTGCAGCTCGAGCTCACGGACGCCCGGAGACCCTGATGCCGCTCCCCACGGCCAACTTCCAGTTCGACTACTACCTCGTCGACTATCTCACCCAGCTCCAAGGGCTGCTCGAGGAGCAGGGGCTCCAGATCCCCGATCGGATGCGCACCTTCTTCAAGGAGGTGAGCCAGGCGCTCGACGTGCGCGACACCGACCTCGAGGACTTCCTCGGCCTCGGCGCGTTCGCGCCGGCGATGGGCTTGTCACGGGCGACCACGCAGAGCATCAACCACAACACGCTCACCTCCATCACGTTCGACACGCAGGATTTCCAGTCGACGGACGTGTTCGAGTGGGACAACGCGACGAGGCTCACGGTGAAGAACGACGGGGTGCTTCTCGCGATCGGCAACCTGCGATTCGCGGCCCATGCCGCGGCAGCGGGTGTCCGGTTCGGGGCGATCTACCAGAACGGGATCGAGATCACCGCGTCAATGGACCCGCAAGCGGTCAACAACGTGCAGTCGCGCCTCCCGATGGTCGACGCGGTGCTGGCCCTCTCGGGTGACTACTTCGAGCTGCGCGCCTACCACACGCAGGGCACGGCCTTGAACGTCGACGTCGCGAAGCTGCGGCTGATCTTCCTCGGCCAGACCGGCTAGCAGTAGCGGTACCCGTACGGTGGTTCGTAGCACGCCTCCGGGTAGCGCTCCGGGCTCCCCCCGCGGGCCAGGAGCAGCACCGCCAGGTAGACCATCGCGATGATCGCGGCCCACACGAGGATCATCGTGAACGGGGCGAGCATCCGCCCGAGGCGTCTCAGCATGGCAGCAGTCCCTCGGCGCAGAGGGCGGTCACCTGCGCCGGGGTCGGCGGCACCTCGATGTAGACGAGATCCGGCCCCGACGAGCCTGCGACCACCGCGCCGAACACGTCCGCGTAGTCCTCGGGATCCCATGCGGGAAGCCCGCGGATCGCCGCGTACGACTGGCGCTGATCGTCACGGAGTCGCAGCGACCACGTGTGGCCGATCTCGTGAGCGGCCGTCGCCCGCCATGCCCTGTCCCAATAGGGCTCGGGCACCCGCTCGAGCGGGTAGCGAACCACGAACCCATACCCGGCCGCGTAGCCGGCCCGCGTCGCGAGGAACGGATCCTCGTCGCGGGTGCGACACACCCCCTCGGCCTCCATCGGAGCCTTCCCGACCGGCTTCCACTCGGCCAGCAGCGCGTCGACGATCGCCTGGCATCGCTGCCCGAGCGGGTCGGTCGGAGGGTGCATCGCCGAGGTCGTGGTGGTGGTCGTCGTCACGGGCCGTGATGCCCGTCGCGACACCTCTCGTGTGCTCCCGCACCCAAGGAGGATGACCCCCGAAATGAGAATCATTCCCATGACCCTGAGAATCGTTCTCATGCGCAGAATGTAAAGGAGTCGTCAAGTGCCTGCCTACCGCTTCGGAGACGTCACGATCCACGCCCCGAACCGTGCTGCCGCGGTTCAGGAGTACAACCGGATGATGGGGCCGTCCAACCAGGCGGTGCTCGCGGATCTCGGGGTGCAGCTCGTCGGCGGCCAGGCCGTGCCGGTGCAGTCCTACCAGGAGCCGACATACGACTCGGGTGGCGGTGGGGGCGGCGGGTACGTCGCGCCGGCGAACCTCGGGCCGCTCGACCAGGATCCGGGTTGGCTCGCGCTCATGGCCGAGCTGGACCGGCAGGCGGGGATCTACGGCGCGGAGGCGGAGCGCCAGAAGGCGCTCGCGGTCGCGGAGCGGGACCGGCTGCTCTCCGAGCTGGCGCGGCGGGGGGAGATCGAGCGGGAGAACGTCGCCGGGTCGATGGAGGCGCGTGGCCTGCTGCGCTCGGGTGAGACGGAGCGGAACATCGCCCGTCAGCGGGCGAACGAGCTGGCCCGCTCGGGGTCGATCACGTCGGGGACCGCGGCGCGCCTGAGCGACATCGAGGGGCAGTTGGCGCTCCAGCAGGCGGAGCTCGATCGCCGCCGCGCCGAGGCCCGCGCGGAGTACCTGAGCCGGGGGTACACGGCCTGATGGCGACGCCGGCCGACTTCATCGAGCAGCAGCGCCGCGCCCAGCTCGCCGCCCTCGCACGCGGTGGGCAGGGAGCCGTGACCGCGTACCAGGACGCGACCGCGCAGCTCGCGGCACGCCAGCAGGCGGCGATCGACGCCGAGCTCGCTGCGTCGCGCACGCGCGGGGCGGGTCCTGCGGCCGAGGCCGCCATCGCCGAGATCATCGGTCAGGGCGCGCAGCCCTACCAGCAGCTCCTCAGCGCGCGCCAGGGTGCAGACACGCAACGGTTCCTCGCCCGTGGCATCGTTGAGGACGTCTACATGGGCCGGATGCGCGATCAGATCCCCGCGATCGAGGCGCAGCTCGCACGCGAGGAGGCGGAGCGCCGTCGTGGCCGCGGTGGCGGCGAGCGCGGTGGCGGCGAGGATGACACGGATTGGTGGGATCCGCTCGAGGAGGACTTCGATACGAAGTCGGACCTCTACGACTGGATCGGGCTGCACGCCGGGGAGGGCCGTACGCCGGCGTTCATGGTCCAGCGGGCGCTCGCCGCGGAGCTCGGCATCCCCGAGAAGGTCGCAGAGGTGCGGTTCCAGCCGGGCGAGTACCTGACGGAAGGGCTCCGGCGCGCAGCGCGCGCGGCGGAGCGTGGGATGCCGGTGCGGCGCTTCCGTCGCCGAGCGAAGCAAGCCGCGCGCGCGGACGACTCGATCACGAGCCGCGCCCCCGAGCGCCGCTACCTCGTCGATCAGTACCGGCAGATGCTCCGGCAGCAGCCGCGTCGTCGCCGTGGGAGACGCCGCTAGATGGCCACCGACGGCGGTTGGGGCGCCAAGAAGAAGAAGGGGCGCGCGCCGACGCAGCGCGACCCGGCGAAGGAGCTGATGCGCGGCTTGTCGCGGGCGCTCGCCGCGCCGTACTCGGCGGAGCGCACCCAGCAGATCACCGCGGCGCTGCAAGGGTTGACGCCCCGCCAGGTGCGGGAGGCGGGCCGTGCCGCCGACCTGCCGCAGGGCCACATCCGGGATCTGGTCGCGCGTGCTCGCGCGGCCCGGCAGGACGTGAAGGGCTCGCCGCTCGAGCCGGTGGGCTCGGCGTTCATGTGGACGTTGCGGCAGGCGTCGCGGCCCGCGCAGGGTGTCCTGTCGGCGACGGCGGAATGGTCCCGTCAGGGTGAGCGGAACCCGGTGGATCTCGGGCCGTTGTCGGTCCGGCTGGTGCCGACCGATCCGGGCGAGATCCTGGAGGCGGGGGTCGAGGGGGTGAAGCTCGAGCGGCACGACTCGCCGCGCACGATCGCCGAGGAGGCGGGCCGGATCCGGGCGGGACAGGGCGAGTCGACGCAGGCGTTCGGCGGGTTGCCGGGCACCGATCTGACGAAGGGCCAGGCGTTGCCTGGCGGTGCGGTGGGACGGGTCGCGTACGACGTCGGTGGCGCCGCGGCAGTCGACCCGCTCACGTTCCTGACGTTCGGGACGGGCAGCGCGGCCCGGCAGGGGATCCGGGCGGCGACCCGTGTCCTCGGCGAGGAGCGGGCCGCGGAGATCGCGCGCCGGGGTGTGAACATCCTCTCGGCGGAGGAGAAGGCCCGGCTCGGCGCGGACGTGGTGCGCCGCCTGCGGGGCGTGAAGCCGGGTGTGGCGGTGCGGGTACCGCAGCCGATCCGGGCGGTGCGCCGCGGGGAGAGCCTCCTGGCACCGCCGCGGACGGTCCTCCCGCTGACGCCGCTCGCCCGTGGGGCGACCGGTGTGGCGCACGCTGCGGCGGCGACCCCGCCGGGCGGGTTCCTGGAGCGCATGTTCGTCCCCCGCGCGGGGGTGCGCCAGGCGGAGCGGGCCGGGCGTCTGGCTCCCGGCACGGCCGAGCATCTCGATGACCTGCGGGCACGGTTCGTCGCGATGGCGGACGCGTCGGAGGATCTGCGCCGGCTGGCGTGGATCAAGCGGACGCACCGCCTCGACGACGACGAGACCCGCGCGCTGCTCGACGCGCTGGAGACGTCGCCCGCGGGGTTGACCCCGAAGGTCCAGGCCGCGTACGACGACCTGAACGAGTGGCGGTTGCGGCTCGCCGCGGAGAAGCGCGCGGCGGGGGTGATCGACTCGGTGGAGCCGGAGCTGCGAGCGCTCCCGCCGATCCCAGACGAGCAGTACGTCCCGCACCTGCCGGCGCACGGGACGGCCCGAGCCCGGCAGGCGGAGGAACGTGCCCGGATCATGCGCGGCGGCCCGAGCGTCACCCGCGGTGAGCCGGGGTTCGCGAAGCGCCGGGAGATCCGCAAGACGGTGCTCGAGGCGAACGCGGAGGGTCAGCGGTTCGAGACCGATCCGCTGCTCGCGTTCGCGAAGCATTCGGTGGAGGCCCGCCGCGCGATCGCGACGCGCTGGTTCGTCGACGAGGTGCTCCAGATCACCGATACCGACGGGGTGCCGCTGCTCAAGTCGGTCGACGAGGTGGCGGACATGTCCGACGAGGCGCTGCACGCCGCGGGGCTCGACAAGGTGACGATCCCGCGTGTCGGGGAGTTCGTGGTCGACCGGGCGCTCAAGCCGGAGATCACGAAGGTCGCGCGCCTCGCGGGTGGTGATGACATCAACGTGTTCCTGCGCGGCCTCGACCGTTGGATGACGCTGTGGAAGGGCTACGCGACGGTGCCGCTGCCGTTCGGGATCGGCTTCCACATGCGCAACGGCCTCTCGAACGTGATGCTCAACTGGCTCGCCGACATCAACCCGGCCGACCCGGCATACAAGCAGGCGTGGACGATCCAACGTGCGATCTCGAAGGGCTTGAAGGAGGGCGACGCGCTCAGGTTCCTGCGGGGGACGAAGTGGGAGCCGGTCGCGCAGGCAGCGCTGGACCGCAACGTGATCGGCGGCGCGTTCTTCATCGAGGACATCCCCCCGGACCTGCTGCGCCCGTTCCAGTCGCGCGTCCGACGCGCCGTGCAGGCCGTGAACCCGTTCGACCCCGGCAACCTCGCCATCCGCGCCGGCCGCCGTGTCGGCATCGAGATCGAGGAGAACGCGCGCCTCGCCCACTTCATCGCGAAGCTGCGCGAGTTCGACAACGCGGACGACGCCGCCGCGTCGGTCCGCAAGTACCTGTTCGACTACGGTGACCTCACCGCGATCGAGAAGGACGTGTTCAAGCGGGTCATCCCGTTCTACACGTTCACCCGTAAGAACACGCCACTGTGGATCGCTGCCGCGTTGCGGCAGCCCGGCAAGTATTCGCGGCTCCAGCAGTGGCGCACCGCGCTCATCAACGAGGCGGGTGGGCAGCCGGAGGGGGCGATCCCGCTGTACCTGCGCGAAGCGGGGGCGGTGCCGATCCCTGGTGTGACCTGGCGCGGCGACCCGGTGATGCTCTCCCCGGACATCCCGCCTGTCGCCGCGTCGGAGGTGGTGACGCCGCTGCTCCAGCTCGCCGGCGAGGTGCCAGGCGCGGAGAGTCTGGGGCTGACCCCACACCCGGAGGGGCCGAGCGGCGCGCTGCGCCCGCTGTTCTCGCAGGTGGGTGGCGGGCTTCCCGGCGCGCTCAAGGCGCTGTACGACGCATACGTGGCAGAACGCGACTCGTTCACCGGCCGGCCGTTCTACCCCGGCGAGCGGGTCGAGGCGCCCAGCTACCTCGGTCCGCTCGCCGCGCTGCTCCCCCGCCGCGAGGTGGAAGGCGAGCAGGTGCCGTCCCTGGGGCGCCGCACCCAATACGTCATGGAGGCGCTCGCGCCGCTGCTGCCGAAGGTGCGCTCCCTCGCGCCGACGGACCCGCGCGACGAGGACAAGCAGCTCCGGCGTGCGCTGTCGATCCTCACCGGCATCCAGGTGTACCCGCTGGGTGAGGCGACCGAGCGGAGCGAGCTGTTCCGCCGCGTGGAGATCCTCCGCCGGTACCTGGCGGATCTCGCCGCGCGCGGGGTGGACGTGCCTGACCGGCCACCGTCGGGGCGCACGACCGGGGGCTGGTGATGAGCCTCGCGGACGATCTGCTCGCCCCGATCCCACCGCCGACGGTCATCCGCTGTCGGGTCGCGCTGCTGTTGCAGCGCCTCGACGCGCAGGACCCGGAGGGGGCCGCCGCGTTACGTTCGGTCCTCGCGTCGGAGATGCCAGGCACGGTGATCGTGCAGCGGCTCCAGAACGCCGGGATCGACCTGACGATCCACGCGCTGTGGCGTCACCGGCGGGGGACGTGCCGATGTCCGAGGTAGCGGACGCGCTGCGCGTCCCGACGGTCCGTGACCTCGACGACCGGGAGCTCGTCGAGGAGCTGGAGCGCCGCGGCTGGATCCTGCATCAGGACGACCCGAAAGCGGAGCGGCACATCGAGCTCGACGCGCCGAAGCGTGGGAAGGTCCGGTGCGCGTTCGTGTCGGACACGCACCTCGGCTCGAAGTACCAGCAGGTCACGTATTGGCGGCAGTTCTACGAGGTGGCGCGTGCGTTCCGGGTCGATTACGGATTCCATCTCGGCGATGTGGTGGATGGCAGCCACAAGATGCATCGGGGGATGGAGTACGAGCAGTTCCGCCTCGGTTACGAGGCGCAACGTGCGTACGCGGTGGAGGCATGGCCGGAGCTGCGGTCGGCACGCGGGAAGCAGCTGACGCAGTATGTGATCGGCGGGAACCACGACGGCTCGTTCCACGCGGATGTCGGCGCGAACATCCTGTCGGATATCGGGCACGAGCGGCCCGACGTGGAGTTCCTGGGTGCGCCCGCGGCGACCTTCCACATCTCGGGGGTGCAGATCTATTTGCTGCACCCGGATGGCGGTGTGCCTTACGCGCGGTCGTACCGGCCGCAGAAGGCGGTGGAGCAGATCGCGCCGGACGAGAAGCCGAACTTGTGGGTGGCCGGGCATTGGCATGTGCCGGTGCACGTGCCGGGCTACCGGAACGTGGAGGCGTTCACGCTCCCGTGCTTCCAGTCGCAGACCCCGTATCTGCGGCGGAAGGCGCTCGCCCCGGTGGTGGGCGGGCTGCTGATGGAGATCGAGTTCTCGGAGCGGGGCTTGGAGGATCTGACGACGCGGTGGGTGATCTTCCGGAACCCGATGGAGAAGGACTGGCCAGGGGCGGTCGTGACGATATGGCCGCATGGCCTGGCGGTAACGCTTCCCTGGCTCGATGCGTACGTTCGTTGGCCGGCGAAGGGACAGCGGTTCTCGACGCGGATGGGCTGGTGGCATGTCCCACCTGCCGCCGGCCGATCCGGCTCGCCTCGGGTATCTGCTTCCACTGCGGAATGATCCCCTAAGCCGCGCGCGCGCCTGCCCCGCCCCGGTCCGGGGGCGGGGTTTCGTCGCGTCCGGCACCCGGCGGGAGGAGCCGGCGCACCGCCTCGACCGCGGCGGCAGGGTTGACGTACGTGTATTGCTGCGTCGTGATGGGCGTCTCGTGGCCCAGGAGCTCTTGCGTGACCCGAAGGTCGCCGGTCGCCCGGTAGATCGTCGTCGCGAAGTAGTGGCGGAGCGTGTGGAGCGTGTGCTCGATCCCGAGATCGTGGAGGAACTGATTGCACGAATGCGAGACGACGTGCGCGGGGACGGGGCCGACCCGCCCGTCGCGTCGAGGGAAACACCATCCGACCTTCGGGAGCCCGAGTAGCTCCGGGAGCAGCAATGGGTGGACGGGCACGCTCCGCATCTTCCCGCCCTTCGCTTCGAACACGAGCAGCGGCGGCTCCTGGTGGAGCAGCACCCCCTCGGCGCGGAGGCGTGCGATCTCGAACGCGCGCAGTCCGGCGTAGCACGCGAGGTGCATCCACACTCGGACCCGATCGGTCGCGATGAGCAGCGCGCGCGCGAGATCCTCCTCGGGCATGGGACGGGGGAGGCGTCGGTGCAGCCGCGGCCGTTCGACGCGCACCGTCGGATCATCATCGCGATGCCCCTCGAGGAGTGCCCACTTGAAGAACGCCCGGAGATGCGAGAGCTCCGTCGCCCGGCTCTCGGGTACCTCGAGCCGGGCGAGGAAGGCGACGATCTCCTCCGAGGTCGCGTGGATCGCGTCACGGCCGGTGAACCGCTCGAGGCGGCGCAGCGCGTATCGTCGTTGCGTGATCGTCGACGCGCGCAGGTTGCGTCGACGGAGATGATCTATGTGGGCCGACGTCAGCACGACCACCCCGCTCGTGATACGGCAGTCCCGTTTGTCGCTCATATCGGCAGCGACCGTACGGAACTTGAGTGATTCGGGATGATTACGCTGCGTTGGTCAGAAACTTCCGATTTTGACCAAAGAGGCTGTCGTGGAGCAGGTCTCGTAGCTCCTCGTCGTCGGGCCAGACCCTCGGGCGGATGATCTTGATGCCGTATTCCGCCGGGTCGTGCTCGATCAGGAGTGCCAGCAGGTAGGCCCGCCGCAGGTCGTCGTACTTGGTGGGCCGCTCCTCGCACTTGAACAACTTGGCCCAGGTGTTCTGCACCGCCCGGTCGACGGTGTTGAGGGCGTCGACCACCTCGCGGAACGCGGCGATCCCCTGCTCGGCCATGTAGCGCTCCGTGTGGAGCTTCAATCGCTCTCCCCAGGTCACCGTCATCGTCGGCATCCCTTCCTCCCTTGCTCGTGCGCCCGCCCCAACATCGGCTGTGCAACTCTGCCTACGCAGAAATGCTATACGCCAAAGCCTTGACGCACAAGTCCCGATGTCGTAATCTGCAAGCGTGCAGACTTGCGAAGTCGCAGATGCACGCGCTTCCGTCGGTGCTCGCCTCCGGGTGCTGCGCCGTGAGCGTGGGCTGACGCAGGAACGACTGGCCGCCGCCGCCGGGATCTCGCACTCCACCATCTCGCGCATTGAGAGCGGGGAGGTGTCGGGCAGCGTGCGCTCCCTGACGAGCATCGCACGGGTGCTCGAGGTGCCGATCGGGGAGCTCGTGGCGTGAGGGCTCTGTTCCTGCCCACCGGGCGGGACGGCGAGTTCGTCAACGTCGTCCGGGCCGCCGCGATCCGCATCGCGCCGAGCGCACGCACCAAGCGGATCGCCGTGCTGGCCGTGTTCTCCGGGCACACCCGCCCCATCGGGGAGTTCGACACGCGGGAGCAGGCGGCGCGCTACGTGCGCGATCTCGTCGCCAGGATCAACGGAGCGGGCACGTGACCTTCTACCGGCTCGTCGGCCTCCTCGCGGCCTTCGTCATCGTCACCTGCTTCGCTCAGATGTTCGGGGTGACGCCGTGACCCACCCGCGCGTCCTGGCCGTCGACCCCAACGACCACGCGCAGTGGCTTGCGGCCCGTCGGCGAGGGATCGGCTCGTCCGATGTCGCCGCGATCCTCGGCATGAGCAAGTTCGCGACGCCCTACAGCGTGTGGGTCGACAAGGTGGAAGGGCTCCCCGAGGACGAGTCGCCGGCGTTGGAGTTCGGTCGTCGCCTCGAAGCGGTCGTAGCCGACGCGTTCGCTGACCGTCACCCCGAGTTCCTCGTGTTCAAGCCGTCGGAGATGTACGCGCACGGGGAGTTCGAGTGGATGCTCGCGAACCCCGACCGCCTGCTGTGGGAGGACGGGGATCTCGTCGGGGTGCTCGAGGTCAAGACGTCGAACTACGCCGACGACTGGAGCGGCGACGAGCCGCCCGACTACGTGCTGCTCCAGGTGCAGCACCAGCTCGCAGTGATGGATCTCCCATTCGGGATCGTGGCGCTGCTCATGTTCGGACGCGAGTACCGGGAGTTCCGCGTCGAACGCGACGAGCGGGTCATCGCGATGCTCGTCGACCTCGAGCGCGACTTCTGGCGTCGCGTGGAGGAGCACGATCCCCCGCCGGTCGACGAGTCCGAGGTGACGGAAGCAGCGATCAAGTGGCTGTACCGCGAGCCGGACCCAGAGACGGTGGTCGAGCTCGGCGACGACGGGGCGCTGCTCCTCGAGGAGCGGGCGCAGGCCAAGCGTGCGCTCGACGAGGCGGAGCGCGCGTTCCGCGCGGCGGACAACGCCTTGAAGGCCCGGCTCGGCAACCGGACAGTGGCGACGGTGCGCGGCGAGGTCGCGGCGACGTGGAACGTCGTCGTGCGCCAGGGAGATCTCGACGTGGACGCGCTCGCGGCGGATCACCCGGAGCTCGTGCAGAAGTACCGCCGGCCGGCCACGACCTACCGACGGTTGCACGTGAAGAAGGCGTGGGCATGAGCCGTGGGAGGTCGTGATGCCGTGGGAGCTCCGCAAGAGCGGGACGCGCTGGTGCGTGTTCAAGAAGGGCACCGACGAGAAGGTCGGGTGCCATCCGACCCGTGAGAAGGCAGCCGCGCAACTGCGCGCGCTGTACGCGAACGCCTACGAGAAGGAGATGCGCCCGTGAGCGGAACCGACTTGGCCGCACGGGTGGAGGCCACGCAGGTCGCCCGGCAGACCGGCTCCGGCAAGACCGTGTTCCAGGCGCTCGAGGATCCGAAGTTCAAGACGCAGCTCGCCCGCGCGCTCCCCAAGGCGATCAACCCGGAGCGGTTCCTCCGCCTGGTACTGACCGAGTGCCGGACAAGCCCGAACCTGATGCGCTGCTCGCACGCGTCGCTCCTCGGGGCGACGATGACTGCCGCTCAGCTCGGGCTCGAGATCGACGTGCGCGGCCTCGCGTACCTGATCCCCCGCCGGCACAAGAACGGGTACGCGGCGACGCTGATGATCGGCTACCGCGGCTACGTCGAACTCGCCCGCCGGTCGGGTGACGTGCGTGACGTGCGCGCCCACGTCGTCTACGAGCGTGACGACTTCGACTGCGAGTACGGGGATTCCCCCCGCCTGTTCCACCGACCGACACTGATCGGTGAGCGTGGCGAGCCGGTCGCCGCGTACGCGGTCGCGTTCTACAAGGACGGGACGACCAGCGCGCTCGCGTTGCGGGTCGACGAGATCGAGGCACGCCGGAAGCGGTCCGCGGCGAGGGACGACGGGCCGTGGGTGACCGATTGGGACGCGATGGCCCGCAAGACCGCTGTGCGTGCGCTCGCCCCGTATCTGCCGCAGACGCCGGAGTTCGCGCACGCGCTCGCGCTCGACGAGCAGGTGCGCGTGGACTACGAGAAGCCGCTCGAGGACGTGAAGCCGCTAGAGGACGACGGCATCCCCGAGGCCGAGCTGGTCGGGGATGCGGAGGACGGAGAAGCGCCGGGCGGGTCAGATCCGCCTTTCCGCCCGGATCAGCGCAGCGACGAGGTGGCCCAAAACCCCCAGCCCTCCGCTGCCGACCCGCCCGGCCTCTCCGAGTACGACGCGCTGACGCCGGCGCAGCTCCGCGCCGAGTGCGCCCGTCGCGAACTGGACCCGAAAGGCTCGAAGGCCGATCTCGTCGCCCGCCTCGTGGCGTTCGACGAACGGCCGTTCGTCGAGGACGTGACCTGATGGTGCATCGCCTGCTGCGCTGGCTGCGCTTCCCGGCCCCGCGGAGGCTGCTGTGACGCTCCTGCCGGGTCCGACGAAGGCCGAATGCCAGGGTGACCGTGAGCGGTGTACCCGTAAGGACTGCCCCGCGTTCGGGACGCTCGGCCGGCCGGCGCGTGACGGGCTCCGCCGCGTGCGTGGCTGCGGGGACCCGGTGGCCCGCGGCGCGCGCAACCGCAGGAAGGGGCTGGCGAAGCAGCGTGTCGCCCGGCGACGGCTCGGCGTGCGCCCGTCCCACAAGTTCGGGGATGCCGACGAGGAACGGTGGGGCGATGCGCTGTTCGCGAACGAGGTGAAGTCGGGTCGCCAATGCGACCCGGTGAAAAACGCGTGGGCGCGCGCGGAGAGCCAGATCCGCGCGTCCGAGCCCGACCACGGCGGTCAGCACAAGCCGGCGAGGGTCACGTGGATGCCCGAAGGGTGGGGCAGCGACGGGCTGGTCGCGGTGCGGTTGTCCGCGTGGGAGCAGATCGTCTCCCCGGCGCTCGAGGCGTTCTACGGGCAGGCCGCGTGAGCACCGGAATCCACCCGACGCCTACGCCCCCGCCTCCGCCTCCGCCCACGCCTTCGCCAACGCCGCCGCCGGCGCCGACGCCCCCGCCCCCGCCCCCGCCAACGTCTCCGCCAACGTCCAACACCTGAAAGGAGCCTCCCCATGCAACTGACCATCAACCTCCGCTCGTACATCGCCGACCCGTACTGGCCCGAGCGCGAGCGGCTCATCAACATCCAGAAGGAATCGGGGATGAACCGTGCCCGGTCCTCCGCCAACCGGCGCAAGGCGCTGGAGGAGCACCTGCGCGCCAATGACATGACCCTCGCCGACTACGAGCGCCTCGAAGTGCTCGCGTCACGGCCGTTCCACACCGACGACGACGGCCGGATCGTGATCCCGTCGCGGCAGGTGACCGCGATGATCGTCGCGACCTGCGACGAGGCGCGCGCCGCGTTCCGCCCGTGCCCTCCGGAGCAGGTGCGCTACGCGATCCGCGCGTCGTCGTGGACGACCGACGTCACCCCCGATGACGCGCTCGTGTGGGAGCGGTACGCGATGGTGACCGCCGGGACCGGGGCGCGGCTGTCGAACCAGCGTGCGCTCCGCCGCAACGCGTACATCGGCGCCGAACCGCCAGACGAGACGCTCGCCGCGACGAAGCCGGTCACCGCCCGTGGGACCGTCGAGGTCGACCCGGAGATGGTCAAGCCGGATGTGCTGCTGAACGCGCTCACGTGGGCGGGTCAGCGTATCGGGATCGGCGCGTGCCGGAAGATGGGATGGGGCCGATTCGAGGTGCTCGCCGAGTGATCCGCCGTCTCCTGCGCCGCTGCGACTATCCCGGCTGCCGCAGCCGCGGCACGGTGACAGGCGCGTTCGAGCGTCGCCGGGCAGGCAGCGTCGTCGTCAAGTCGCAGAAGCTGCGGCTCTGTGACGCCCATGCCGGCGCGCTCGCGACGATCGCGATGCGCGGGCGGGAAGCGCGCATAAGGGTGATCGATGCGGCGACGGGAGAGGAGTCGGAGTATCTCGGCCGGGACGCCGCGGCGCGCCGCCTCGCGCTCGTCAAGGGGATCCCCCTCCGTCAGGCGCGCCGCGAGCTCGACCAGCGGAGGGGCCGCTGAGATGCCGATGGCAGCACGCGTGATGCCGAAGCCAGCCCGTGCCCGGATGCCGGGCGAGCCGGGTTGCGACCGCAAGGTGCGGTTCTCGTCGCGCAAGAAGGCGATGGACGCTCTGCGGACATTGCACCGCACCGGGCGCCGCTTGGGAAGCGCGGACGTCAAGGGAATGTCCGCTTACTTCTGTGAGCGTCACAACTGCTGGCACCTTGGGCATCGCGGCCCGCAGGAACCTCGATCAAGGATCTCGCCGCCGCCGCCGCCCCCGCCAGCGCCATCGCCAGCGCCAACGCCATCGCCCCCGCCGCCGCCATCGCCACCGCCTACGCCGCCGCCATCGCCACCGCCTACGCCTCCGCCTACGTCTCCGCGGATACGGGAGGAGGCGGCATGAGTGGCTGCATCGTCGGCGACCGCAGGTGCGGATCCGCATCGGCATACGCCGCAGGATGCCGCGAACCTGCGTGCCGCCAGGCACATACCGAATACCAACGGCAGCGCCGCGCCAGCGCTCCGCACGTCAGCATCGAGCGGGTTCCACTGCGCGCCTGGGTGAGCCAAGCCGCCTGCCGCGCTGAGCCGACCGCTACGTTCTTCCCGACGGTCGAGCACCCCATCGCCATTGGTCTCCGGCACGCCATCCGCACCGATCCGTGGGAGCGGGCACGGCGGATCTGCGGTAGCTGCCCGGTGTGGGAGCAGTGTCTCGACGAGGCGCTCCTGTTCCACCCCAACGAGGACTTCGGGTTCCGTGGCCGCCACGACCCCTACGAGCGGCGCAAGCTGCGGAAGCAGAGGCGGAGGGTCGCGGGATGACGGACGTCGCGGCCCGCGCCGCGGAGGACTGGAGCCAGCTCGAGATCGAGCGTGACCTGATGGATCGCGCGAACGCGGCGGCAAAGGCGCGGATCGCGCTCCGCACCAAGGCGCGTGAGGTGGGTATCGCGAAGGCGCAATACAAGGCGATCCGGGCTACGACCGCGTTGCGCCTCCGCGCCGAGGACATCGAGACTGGTGCGCCGGCCCGTGGACCAGGTGCGGTCACCGAGTCGGTCCGTGAGGCGCGCGTCGACGCGAACGAGCAGGTGAAGGACGCGGCACTCCGGTACTACATCGCGGAAGCCGAGTTCGAGGCGGAGCAGGAAGCCGCGCGGCTGCTGCGCACGGAGATGGCGGCCCTCCAGTCGATCTTGGCTGATCTTCGCCCGATGGTGAGCGAGCGGTGAGCGCCGCGCAGAGGACCGAATGAGATGGCGAGGATCCGGACGATGAAGCCAGAGTTCTTCGGGAGCCCCAAGACCGCGAAGGTGTCGATCGGTGCGCGGCTGACGTTCCTCGGCCTGCTCACCGAGTCGGACGACGAAGGGAAGCTCCTGGGCGCGGCCAAGCGGATCGCCGGCGCGCTGTTTCCCAATGATGACGACGTGACGCCCCGCAAGGTCTCCGCGTGGCTCGACGAGCTCGAGCGGGCACGTTTCATCCTGCGGTACGCGGTCGACGGGGTGGAGTACGTGTTCATCCCTGGGTTCGCCGAGCACCAGCGTGTCTCTCACCCGACACCTTCGAGAATCCCCGGACCACCTCCGGAACTTCTCGCGAAAATCTCCGGAGAGGCGCCGGAAGATTTCGTCCCTGAAAAGGAACAGGGAACAGGGAACAGGGAAGCGCGCGCGCGCGTCGTCGACGCGGAGTTCGACGCGCTGTGGGTGGACTACCCACGCAAGGTCGCGCGCAAGGCCGCGGCGAAGGCGTACGCGGCGCGACGACGCGAGGGGGTGCCCGCCGAGGATCTCGCGCTCGCGGTGAAGCACTACGCCGCGGCGATGGACGGTCAGGAAGAACGGTTCATCATGCACGGCTCCACGTTCTTCGGACCGAACGAACGGTGGAAGGACTACCTCGCGCCGACGCAGCAGGAGTCGGCCGTGCCGGACTGGATGCGGGGGCCGACGCTGTGAGCCGAGGTCCGCTGCTGCCGGAGCGCCTGAGCGAGTTGCCGGACTTCATCGTGTTCGACGCGCAGCCGACGGTCGACGGGTGGTGCGCGACGGGGATTGTGCACGCGCCCGAGGCGTGCGACCCGCCCTGCCCGTTCCATGCGCCTTCGGCGCACCCGCTTGCGCGCGCGCCGAAGGCGATGTTCCGCCTCCCCTTCGGCTGGATCGTATTCCGGGCGTGCGAGCACCTGATCCTCCACCCGGATCCCGACTCGCTGATGCACATGCGCCGGGTCGGCACGCTGCCCACCTATCCGGTGATGCACACCTGCTGCCCGACCCGGTGCTGCGGGCTCGACGAGGACGGGGCATGAGGGGCTGGGTTCCTCCCCACGATCTCGACGCCGAGGCTGCTGCGCTCGGCGCGGCGATGCTGACCGTCGCGGCGCGCGATCTGCTGTTCGCTTCCCTGTTTGCCGAGGACTTCTACGCGCCGAAGCACCAGGCGATCTTCAGGGCGATCGCCGCGGTCCACTTCCGCGGCCAGGCGGTCGATCCGCTCACCGTCGCACGCGAGCTGCGAGGAAAGGGCGGGGACGAGCACGCTGACGCGAAGGAGGAGCTGCTGCGCCTCGCCGCGTCAACCGGGATCCACCACCGCGAGTACGTGCGGATCGTCGCGGAGCTCGCCGCGCGTCGACGTCTCATCGCGTTGGCGGACCGGGTGCGCGACGACGCGTGCGGGGATCGTCCGGTCGATGAGATCGTGGCGGAGCTCGAGCACGTGGCCGACAAGGTGCGGCTCCCAATGGTCGACATCGAGCCCGCGGAGTCCGCGTTGACGTTGGCGACCCGGACTCGGGACGTTCAGTACCGATGGCTGGTGCCCGACTGGATCGAGCGCCAGGACCGTGTGGCGCTCACCGGGGCGGAAGGCGTCGGGAAGTCGACGCTGATGCGCCAGTGGGCGGTGCAGCTCGCGTCGGGTATCCATCCGTGGAACCTCACCGCGATGCACCGGGTCTCGACGTTGTACGTCGACCTCCAGGACACGCCGCAGCAGGCCGGGCGCGCGTTCAGTCGGCTCATCGCCATTGCCGGCGCGCGTTATGACGACTCGAAGCTGCATGTCGTCTGCTGGCGTGCCGGGATCGACCTGCGGGACCGGCGCGACTACCGCAGGGTGGACCGGCTCATGGAGATCCACAAGCCGGACGTGCTGATGCTCGGCCCGCACTACAAGTGCTACCGGCTTGCCAAAGGCGAGAAGTCGAGTGACGAGGGGCCGGCGATCGAGACCGCCAACGCGCTCGATGCGGTGCTCGCGCGTCACGACGCGGCGCTCGTGATCGAGATGCACTCGCCGCACGGTGAGAACAACGACCGTGCGCAGGGCCGGCCGTACGGCCCGTCGTTGTGGCTCCGTTGGCCCGAGTTCGGGATCTGGTTGCACCACCCGAAGGGCCAACCGGACGTGCTGGTGGCTGATCGGTGGCGTGGTGACCGGGACCGCGCGCGCGGGTTCCCCGGACGGTTCACGTCGTCGGGTCGTTGGCCGTGGTCCGCGTTGCTCGAGCAGGACGGCCTACTGGAGGGGGCGTGACGGTGACGAGGCGTGATCGGTTGTGGGTGGTGTTCCTGGCCGCGCTGCGGGCGGAGTGCGCGATCCGACGGCATCTACGCCGCGGTGGGCGCGATCCGAGGAAGCGGCACGCCAGGTCTCCGGGCAACGTGATGTCGTCACTCATCCCACCGGCTCCCCGAGATCGACCCACTCGCGACGTCGACGCCCGCGCCGGCGCCAACGCCTCCGCCGCCGCCCCTTTCCTCGCTGGCCTCGCGTTCACTGTCTCCGTCACCCTCCTCGCGGTGGCCGGTCATCCCCCACACCGCCGGCCGGCCGCTACCGGCCAGACCCTCGGATCCCCTCCCGCCATCGTCACCGGCTGGCCGGAGGGCACCACCGACCTGATCGCGCGGCTCGGAGCCGCAGCCATCCACATCGAGGAGGAGGAGGAACGTGAGCGACTGGAGGCTGAGCGCCTGGCAGCAGCTCGCCGTGCTGGAGACGCCGGTGTGGCTCGCGCAGGAGATCGAGCACCGGCGTCGTGCGACGGGGTTGATTGGGTCGTCCCGGTCTGGATCGTCGCACGGGAGTCCGGCTGCCGCGTCGACGCGGTTTCGCCGGACGGCCGGTACGTCGGCGCGTACCAGTTCGATGCGCGCCACTGGGACGCGGGGAGCGGCTGGGGAGGATGCGCGGATCTCGGGGATTGGCGCGACCCGGAGAGCCAGCACGAATGCGCCCGTCGGCTCTCCGCCGGCGGAACCGACCTCCGTCCCTGGGGAGGGTGAGTGATGCGGATCGACAGGCTGACACCAGAGCAGGAGGCCCGCATGGACGAGTGGGCCGACCGGTGGATCGAGATCGGCCTGCGGACCGGTCCGGCTGACCGTCCCCGGTTCGAGGCCGCGGTCGCGGAGTGCTATCGGTTCGCCGGGCTGGAGCCGCCGCGTGTTGTGTGGTGCTCGTCGCCGCTCGTCGCGGTGGTGGCGGGGCCGATCGCGGCCTCCCTCCTGCACGACGCGCTGGGGAGGCCGGGCGCTGCGGTGGACAACACGGTGGGAGCGATGTACCACGCGGTGGGCGTCGCGGTGGGCGACGCGGTGCGAGGCGCGGTGGACGACGCGGTGGGCGTCGCGGTGGGCGACGCGGTGCGAGGCGCGGTGGACGACGCGGTGGGCGTCGCGGTGGGCGACGCGGTGGGGGCGGTGGGAGACGCGGTGGACGCGGTGGACGACGCGGTGCGCGTCGCGGTGCGCGTCGCGGTGACGGCGGTGGACCGCGCGGTGGGAGACGCGGTGGGGGCGGTGGACGACGCGGTGCGCGTCGCGGTGGACGCGGTGGACGCGGTGGACGTCGCGGTGCGCGTCGCGGTGACGGCGGTGGACCGCGCGGTGCGAGGCGCGGTGGACGCGGTGGAAGACGCGGTGCGCGTCGCGGTGCGCGTCGCGGTGGGCGACGCGTGGTGGAGGTATCTCGGTGGGCAGTTCTGGGTGGGCGGCTCGGGGTGGGGACCGGCCTGGACCTCGTTCTTTCGTGAGGTCTGCGGCCTGCGGCTGGCGGGTGACCTGTGGGACCGTGCCCGAGCGTGGGAGGCGACGGTCGAGTCGGCCTGCTGGTGGTGGCCGCACCCCGAGTTCGTCACGGTGTCCGAACGGCCCGAGGAGATCCACCTGGAGCAAGTCGGGCCCCGCGGGCCGGGGTCGCATCGGCTGCACCGTGAGGACGGCCCGGCGATCATCTGGCCGGACGGGTGGGGGATCTGGGCCTGGCATGGGGTGCGTGTCCCCCGCGAGGTGATCGAGACCCCCGACGCGCTGACCGTCGACTGGATCCTCGGGCACCCGAACGCGGAGGTGCGCCGCGCGGCGTGCGAGCGGATCGGCTGGGACCGCTTCGCCGCCCAGGCGGGGCTCGCCGCAGTGGACCGCTGCCCCGACCCTGCGAATCCCGGCCACGACCTGGCCCTCTACGACCTGCCCGAGGCGATCTTCGAGCGGCCGGTGCGGCTGCTCGTGTGCGTGAACGCGTCGCCGGACCGGGATGGGACACGCCGCCGGTTCGGGCTGACCGTGCCCGCCGACGTGCCGGACGCGCTCACCGCGGCGGCGTGGACGTTCGGGATCGACCGTGACACCTACGCGGGCCTGACCCGCGCGACCTAGAGAGGAGACTGCCAGTGGGCACGTACGTCGAGGTGATGGGAGGCCGGGTCGAGATCCCGGCGCATCTGGAGGCCCAGGCCGAGGTGCCGGTACTCGGAGGGCCGCAACGGCAGGGGGACATCCTGGTCCTGCCGACGCGTGCGGGCCGGGAGCGGGGTGAGCGCATCCCGCCGGAGGGGGTGCCGGTCGTGCGCGGGGAGGCGACCGGGCACACGCATCTGCTGGTGGGTGACGGCTGGTGGCGTCCGGCCGGGTCGGGTCAGGACCTCGGGATGCTGACCGTCCCTGCTGGCGGCGCGGCGTATCTGCTGCACCCGGAGCATGGGGCGCAGGGCATCGCACCAGGCGCGTACCTGGTCCGGCGTCAGCGGGAGCAGGCGGACGAGATCCGTCTCGTCGCGGACTGATGACGACGCTCGCTGATGTGATCGCGGATCAGGCCGCGCAACACGCGCTCCGCGACTTCGCGGACACGCTCACGGACATCCTTGGGGAGGAGGCCTCGGGGGGATGAGGGCGCGGATCCCGATGTATGAACGTCGGCTCGTCTATATCGCCGGTCCCTACACCCGGCCCGATCCGGTGGCGAACACCCGCGCCGCGCTCGACACCGCGGAACGGCTGCACGCGACGGGCGTGGTCACTTGCGTCGTTCCGCACCTCACGATGCTGTGGCATTTCGCGCACCCGCATGACCTCGAGTATTGGTATGAGCTCGATCTTGCGACGCTGGCGCGCTGCGACGCGCTGCTGCGGATCCCCGGCGAGTCGACCGGCGCGGATCGTGAGGTGACGTTCGCGGCCCAACGCGGCATCCCCGTGTTCCGCGACGCCGACGCCTTGCTGGCATGGGTCACGACAAGGGAGGGAGGCGCTCGGCAGAGTGGACGGGCGACGGGGCACCGTGCGTGCGCCTACTGATCGGGGAGCAGGATGATCGAGGTGAAGTTGAACGTGTGGGTGCGCGCCGCCTCGGACGAGGACGCGGACCGGATCATCCACGCGATCCGCACGCTCGGCGTGACGGTGCTGGAGGAGTCCCGCCAGGAGGATGAGAGCCCGTGCACGTGATGGCGAGGCCGAGTCGGTGAAGCTGCGACGTGCAGCCCCACCCTTGCCGAAGCGTCGGGGTGACGGCACCCGGACGTGGCGCACTCGTGATCTCATGGAGCAGATCACCTGGCTCGAGGATGCCGCCGCGGAACTTCGAGAACGGTCCGTGACGGTGATCCAGCGCGCATGTCGGGATCTCGACGACGGGACGGGCCGGCGGGTCGATGAGCGGGTGGCCGGCGGACGCTACGACGAGGATGGCTCTGCCCCCGGCCGGGTGCCGGCGATGGTGCTGGCCCGGTTCCGCGACGGCGCATGGCATGGTGACCCGGTGGAGACGGCCGTACGCGATCTCGTCAGTGGCGTGATGGCCGCGCGCGCGGCACTTCTGGGGGCGCTCGATGCGGCGGGTCGCCTGCGGGGAATGGGGGCCGAGGAGGCGGCGGGCTTCGCCGAACGGGTGCGCGAGCTCCAGGGTCGAGCGTCGGGCTACTGCGCGAACTGCGGGCGGTGGGTGTCGGGGACCGACGAGGACCGTCTGCGGGCGGGCCGCTGCGAGGCGTGCTACCGCTTCCGACAACGGCACGGTGCCGACCGTCCGCTCTCGGAGGTGGAGCGCGAGCGGGTCATCGCGTTGCATAGGTCGGGGGACTTGTGAGCAGGGTCTCTGACCTGCGGTTTTGCAGGCGTGCAGACTTGCGCGTCCCCCGCGGATGATGTATGCTGCCTACGCTGGGCGCGTGCGCGAATCCACGCGTCCAGTCGTGAGGCGACACCGAGGGCGAAACCCTCGTGGTTGGCTTCCTCTCCGTGAGGGAGTGCGGTCGGACGGGTCGCTACCGTCGCGGGTCCGCGGGGTGACGCCGCCGGCCGGCCACCGGCGGCTAAAGCACCCTTCCCGTACGCTCTGTGCGCTCAAGGATGCGACGGACGCTGTTCTCGTACCATCTCGCCCCGCCTCGGGGCGGGGGCACTCCCGCCTCGTTGAGCAGCCTGGCGATGGCCCGGTAGCTCGCCCCTCCTGCGCGAGCGACGCGCATGAGGTCGATCTGCGCCTGCTCCTCCTCGGCTTGGACGAGCTCGCTATCGACGATGCGCCACCCGTAAGGCGGCGCGCCGCCGAGCCACCCGCCCTCCTCGCGCTTGCGATTTTTCCCGGCGGTGAGCCGCAGACGGATCATGGCCCGCTCGTACTCGGCGACGGCGCCGAGGATCTGGCGGATGAGCCGGCGTGACGGGTCACCAGGGTCGTCCTCGAGGTACGCGTCCTCGCCGGGCGAGCACGAGAACACTCGTCCTTTCGCGCGGCGCACCTCGGCGAGCAGTTGCTCCTGGAGCACGAGGTCGCGGGCGAGCCGGTCGAGGCGCGCGACTACGATGCCGCGCACCCGGCGGACACGCACGGCATCGATCGCTCGCATCAGCCCAGCCCGCGACTCGAGGCCGTTGCTGCCCGACTGCCCGACGTCCTCGCACCACAACCCGACCGTGTGCCCGCCGTTGCGTGCCCAGCGGGCGATCGTGTCGCGTTGGATGTGGAGGCCCATGCCGGCGTCGGCCTGCTGGTCGGTGGACACTCGCACGTATGCGGCGACTTTCATGACGGCACCTCACGTGGCTTCAACGGCCGACGGCTCCATGGGGGCACCGGCGGCCGATAGTGGGTGGCGGCTCCGCTCATGGTCTCGCCTCCCTTGCGCCGACGACCGCGAGCCGCAGCCACGGTGTCCCGTTACCCTCGAGTAAGGTGACCGCGTGCGGCTCCACTATCACCCGCCGCCTCGAGGGCCAGGGGATGACAGAGACACCCCCGCGGGCTCCGGTGACGACGAGCTGGTGCCGCGACACGCGCAGCACTAGCGCGATCCGGTCGAGTTCCGGCGTGCGCGCGTGGTGCATCTCGAGCCGGTGCCCAGGCTTGAGATGCCGGATCACCCCCGCTAGCGAGCCTAACGCCGGCGGATCCGAGATCGTCGGTTCAATGGGTTCTCTCATGCTCCCTCCCTTTTTCTCCGCGTGTCCCGTAACGCGGCGGAAGCCCGCCGGCCGATCAGGCGGCCGACGAGCAACCGTCACGCGGCGGGAGTCGCCACTACGTAGTAGCCCGCCTCGAGCCGCTCGGCGACGGTGCCGTACCACCGCGCCGAGTGAGCGTCACCGTTGACCGCGCGCCATTCCGCCGTGGCGCGAAGCGCGGTAAGGATCGGCTGGGCGTCCTCGAGCGTCGGCACGCGGTATGGCACGTGGCACCCACCGCACCGGCAGATAGCCACGAGTCGACCACCGCGGATGGCTTGGCCCGCGAGCCTGACCGGCCCGGCGTTGCCGTTTCGCACCACGCGCGGGTCACCCTCGGGCGACTCTGGGCACGGGAGCGAGACGACATACCCATGGTGCGAGACGAACTGACACGTCGAATGCTCGAGCCCGATCTCCGGCGGCGCGACACCGGAGATCCCAAGTTCGCGGAACGGATCGGCGTAGTCACCCGGTGGCGTGCCGTCCTCGTCGGGCCACGGGAACCGGAATCTGTAGATGTCGAGGGCGCGGCTGGGGTCGGCGTCTCCGCAGTAGGCCACGTCGCGCAGCTGGTCGTAGCGGAGAGACCAGAGATCCTCGCACGTGCCGACCTTGATTCGTGCGCCGTCAGAGATTCGCCGCATGTACTCACCCATGACTCATGCCACCTTCTCGAGTGTCCGCGCGCCGGCAGAGCATCTCGGCGTGCGCGCGGATCTCATCAGCCGACCATTCGACGATGGTCCCGACCGTCAGTGATTCGGGGATCGCCGGGAGTTCGAGGTGTTGCCCGCCGCCGCCGAAGGCTCCGGTCGCGGGACCGGAGCCTCGAGGATCCATTTCTTCGTCTCCCGGTCGACCGTTGCCGAGACGGTGACACTGGCCATGATGATCTCTCCTTTTCTCCGCGCATCTCGCGGCCGTTCCGCACTCCCCGAATGCGGAACGGTCGCGCTATGCAAGGCTGGTGACATGGAATCTTCCGATCCTGCAAGTGTGACTGTAACCGATCCTGTAACGGCAGGCAAGCCCTGGTATTTCGAGCCGGAGACAGCGCGGCGCGCCGGCGCACGGTCGGGAGAGTCCCGCCGGTCCCGTGCGGCCGTGCGCCGGGAGACGCAAGCCGCGCTCGAGCGCATCGCTCGGTCCCGCCCGGATCTCCTGACCGAGGATGTCGGCATCCTGGCCCGCGCTGCCGCGGTGAGGATCGCCGGTGACATCGCGACGGGCGGCGTGACCGAGAAGAATCTCCACCATGCCGCGGCTGCGGTGCGCTATCTCGTCGACGTCGCCCGGATCGAGGCGGGCCAGCCGACAGAGCTTCGCGCCACGGTGACCGCCGCAGCCGACGACTTCCGCGCGTGGCTGGACGAGGTGCGGAGTCAGGCGGCTCTACGCGCCGGAGAGTGAGTCACGACGACTTCCGCCGCCCGATGAGGTAGGCGAGCACCGACGCGCGGGTCAGCCCACCGTCAGGATGCCGTTCCAGGCGCCCACGGTGGACGAGCCGGTCGATGGTCCCACGGTGGACGCCGAGGATCGCGCCGGCGACGGAGCGGGACACGGCCTCGGACGTGTCGTGACCGAGGCTCATCGCGCAGGCCCGGCCGAGGGGCGTCGACCACCAGCCGGGCGGCGGGTCGCCATCACCCCAGAGGGCGACGAGGATGTCCTGGACGAGCTCGGCGCGCTCGTCGTCGTCGTCGCCGGTGAGGATCGCGGCCCACATCGGGGCGCGCTCGCGGATCCGCTCGTCGACGAGCGACTGGAGGTCGGGGCCGATGAGGGGGGCGAGCCGCCACGCGGCCCGCCCCACATCGTTGACGACCTGCGCGTGGAGGGTCACGCCGGGACGGCTCCAACGTCGAGATCGTCGAGCGTGACGACGACCGGATCGTCGCCGAGCGGGTGGTGATCCCACGCCTCGACCGGGCCACGCCACGGGTCGGTCGCGACCCAAACGCCCGGGTCGACGTCGCTCCCCACCTGGACGTAGGACTCGTCGAGCGCCTCGCCGCGGTGAGCCCGTGGAACCCGAACGCGTCGGGTGCGTGCGCGGATCTGGATGCTGGGGTGATCGCGGATCAGCAGGAGTGTGTGCGCCGCCTGTCGAACGACGGGCAGAACCTGGCGCCGTGGGGAGGGGCATGATGAGCGTGGTGCGTGGCGACGCGCTGTCGATCCCGCTGAGGGATGAGTCCGTCGATCTGATCGTGACCTCGCCGCCGTACTTCGCCCAACGGTCGTACAAGGATGGGGGTGAGCATTCTCGGCGCGTTGCCGGGTTCGGTGTGGCGGATCCCGACCGAGCCGCTCAGGGTGCCCGACCATCTCGGCGTCGAGCACTTCGCCGCGTTCCCGTCCGAGTGGCCACGCCGGTTGATCCTCGGCTGGTCCCCGCCCGGCTGGTGTACGGCGTGCGGCGAGCCGCGGCGGCCTGTGGTGGAGCGCGAGTTCTACGGCGTCTACAACGACGCCGAAGCCATCCGCCAGCGAGTCCGTTCCACGGCGACCGGCGGCATTGATCGGGTGACGCTCGGGCAGACCGACAACATCGACCGGCGGATCACCGGGTATGGCTGCGCCTGCCCCGACACGTCGGCTCCCACCACCCCGGCGGTGGTGCTCGACCCGTTCGGTGGGACAGGCACAACCGCGATGGCCGCCCGAGCGCTCGGTCGCACCGGGATCTCCCTCGACCTGTCGTGGGACTACTGCCGTCTCGCCCGGTGGCGTATCTACGAGTCGGGTGGTGTGGCGAAGGTCGCGGCCCGTACCGATGCGGACCGTCAGGGGGTGCTGTTGTGATGGACGCCGAGACGCGTGACCGGCTGATCGAGCAGGTGGCCCGTGCGCTCGCCACTCGTGCGGGCTGGCAGTGGGATGAGACCATCGATTTGGCGCAGGAGTCGTGCCGCCGTGATGCAGCGGCGGTCATCGACACGCTCGGGATAGTCGAGGCAGGCCGAGGGAAGGTGCTCGACGATCCTGACAGCCCCACGTTCGGCTCCACCTTCCCGCTGTTCCGCATCCGCGCCGCAGAGGACGACCGATGAGCATCGTCGCCGCGCTGCGCGCCCTGGTGTGGCGTCGTGCTCGCCGCCGGCCGTCGAGCCACGATTGGGCCCGGCTGGCGTGGCGGGCACCGTGCGAACCGCTTCGCCCACCCGACCCGCACATCGGGACGATCACCGGAACGCCACGATGCGGGCGTACGTGATCGATTCGGAAGGTGTGGTGCTGATACCCGAGTTCGGGTGTGATGGCCACCCGCCACACTTGGATGTCCCGGTGCAGCCCACGTTGCGGGACATGCTGTGTGCTGATCCTGGCGATGCGAGCCCGGTTCGGCGGGTGCTTGCGGTGTTCGAGCGGGTGCGTGACGATGGTGTCGCGATCTACCGGGTGAGGGAAGTCCTCGACTTTGGGGCGGCAGCATGACCGCACGGTCACTACGAATCGACGTGATCGGCACACCCGCCCCGCAAGGATCCAAACGACCGATGCGCCTCCCCAACGGGCGGCTCGTCGTGATCGAGCAGCTCGACCGGCGGATCAAAGCATGGCGGCGTGCTGTCACCGACGCC